AACAACCTCAGCGTGTTCGCCTCGTCCGTGTTCTACGGCGCGGTCAAGTCTGGTGCAGACTGGATTTTCGTTGACCACCCACCTATGCCCGATGGTGTGGCAAACATGGCCGAGTACCGCGCGAGCGGCATCAGGCCGTTCTGGTCGCGTGTGCTGGCTCGCAACATTCTGCGCGCTACCAGTCGGTTCATCAGCGGTCGCCGCCTGTTGACTATGGTGCGGATTTTGGAACCGGGCAAACCCGACCATATCCGCGAGATGGTGCGCGATGAGAACGGGGTGGTCACTTGGACCCTGTACGTCAAGACCGACAAGTGGGACGACGACCGCAAGACTTATTTCGTGGTTGAGCAACGCGGCATGTTGGTCGGCATGGATGAGATTCCGCTGGTCCCGTTCTTTACCGGTCGGCGCGATGGGTCAACCTTCAAGTTCGACCCGCCGCTCAAGGCTGCTGCCTCGCTGCAAGAGCATCTGTATCAGCAGGAAAGCGGGCTGAATTACACCACGACCCTGACCGCTTATCCGACCTTGACCGGCAATGGTGTCAAGCCGGAACGCGACGAGGCTGGTCAGATCAAGCCAATCCCGCGCGGACCCAGCATGGTGCTGTATGCACCGCCGAACAGTGATGGTACGGTCGGTAGCTGGCGGTATATCGAGCCGTCCAGCAACTCGCTCATGTTCTTGCAGAAGTACATCGAGTCGGTGGTGTTGAACCTGCGCGAATTGGGTCGTCAGCCGCTCACGGCAAGCAGCAGCAACCTGACCACTGTGACCACGGCGTTCGCTGCTGGCAAGAGCAAGTCGGCTGTCAAGGCATGGGCGGTCGCCTTGTCCGATGCGCTTGAGAACGCGATGCGGCTCACCGCAAAGTGGATGGATATTGACTACGAAGCGGAAGTTTCGGTGTACACCGAATTTGACGACTTTGTGGATGGTAAGGATTATGACGCATTGCGCGCCGCCCGCGAATCTGGCGATATTTCGCAAGAGACGTATTGGGAAGAATGCAAGCGTCGAGGGCTGTTCAGCCCGCAGTTCACAGCAGAGCGCGAAGTGGAACGCCTGCTTGGTGAAACCCCCGGTGATGGAATTGATACACCGGATAACACAGAAGGTGATAACCCCGATGATTCGACAGACGTATAAAACCGCACTGCTGTTCAGTGCGATCCGCGTTGCCTTTGACGGCAACAAGGCAGGCTGGAAACTGGATGACGCTGGCAACGTAGTCGTCCAGAACGGCAACCCGGTGTGGGTTGACGCCAATGGTCAGGAAGGCACGATTGCCATTGACACCATCAGCCGCCTGAATGGTGAGGCGAAGGCACACCGTGAGCGCGCTGAGAAGGCTGAGGCAGCTCTGAAGGCATTTGAAGGGCTTGATCCCGCCGCCGCCCGGTCGGCGCTTGATACGGTCAGCAAACTGGACCAGAAGGCGCTTGTGGATGCCGGTCAGGTCGATCAGGTGCGCAACGAGGTCAAGTCGCAGTATGAGGCGGTGATTGCTGAGAAGGAAAGCGCACTCAACAGCACTCTGGCACGGCTCAATGACACGCTGCTTGCCAATGCGTTCGGTTCCAGCAAGTTCGTGCAGGAAAAGATCAGCGTTCCGGCTGAGATGTTCCAAGCCACCTTCGCCCGCAACTTCAAGGTTGAGGACGGCAAGGTGGTGGCAGTTGGTGCAGACGGCAAGCCGATTTACAGCAAGTCGCGCATTGGTGAAGTGGCCGACTTTGATGAGGCGGTCAGCATTTTGGTCGAGGGTTATGCACACAAGGATGCGATCCTGAAGGCTCCGAGCAAGGGCGGTTCGGGGAGTGACGGCAAGGGCGGTGAACGCGGTGGAGATGTGCGCTTTGTTAAGCGCGGTGACTTCGCTGGTATGGCACCGGGTGAACAGGCAGCAGTTGCCGCAAAGGCAAAGGCGGGGGAAGTTCAGATCGTAGATTGATCGGTATTGCGCAATGCCGGTCAGGGCTGTCAACGTGTTCCCTTCCGCGTTGACAGCCCAACTTTTATGTGTTAGCGCTTTGTTACATGGCTGATTAGGTTGGATGACTGAAAAGCGCGCGGGTTGGATGACCCATCTCAACGACATTCAGAGGTAACATCATGTCCAAGCTGGCAACTATGCTGCTTGCGCGCACCGGTCCCATGATCGGTCATATGCAGGCTTACGGTAACAACCTGACCGCTATCATCCCCGACCTTTACGAAGGTATGGACGTTGTGTCGCGCGAACTGGTTGGTTTCATCCCTTCGGTTTTCCGCAACTCTGCTGCCGAGCGCGCCGCAGTCGGCCAGTCGGTCATCTATGACGTTGCCCCGACCCCGACCGCGTTCAACGTGACCCCGGCGATGGACATTCCTGAACCGGCTGACTTCACGACCGGCAGCGGCTCGCTGTCGATCACCAAGTCGCGCGGTGTCGCGTTTGGTTGGACTGGTGAAGAACAGCGTTCGATTGCTTCGGGGCTGGGCTATGTCTCGGTGCAGGCGAACAACTTTGCTCAGGGACTTCGCGTTCTGGTGAACGAGATGGAATCGGACCTTGCGGTTGAAGCCGCCCTGTCCGCATCGCGCGCAACCGGCACGGGTGGTACGGCTCCGTTCGGGTCGAACTTCGACGAAATCGCTGACGTTCGGAAGATTCTGGACGACAACGGTGCGCCGGGTGCTGAACGCTCGCTGGTCATCAGCACGACCGCTGGTGCAAATCTGCGCAAGAAGTCGCAGCTTACCAAGGTCAACGAAGCCGGTACGCAGATGACTCTGCGTCAGGGTGAACTGCTCGACATTCACGGGTTCTCAATCAAGGAATCCGCTCAGGTCGTGCAGCACACCGCTGGTACTGAAGCCAACGCCGTGACCACCAACGCAGGTTTTGCGGTTGGTGCGACCAGCATTGCGCTCAAGTCCGCGACCGGGACTGGTACGCTGAAGGCGGGCGATGTGATTTCGTTCGCTGGTGACAGTAACAAGTACGTGGTCACTGAAAACGTGGCTGCTGTTGCCGGTGCGACTGTCAAGATCGCCGCTCCGGGTCTGCGCGTTGCGATCCCTGCTGCTGAAACCGCCATCTCGGTGGAAAGCTACAGCGGCAACGTGGCGTTCGTCCGGTCGGCCCTGCATCTCGTCACCCGCGCCCCGGCTCTGCCGCAGGAAGGTGACGCGGCGATTGACAGCATGATGATTACGGACCCTCGTTCGGGCATGACCTTTGAGGTTCGCCTGTATGCTGGCTACCGTAAGATTCGCGCGGAAGTCACCGCTGCTTGGGGTGTCGGCGGCATCAAGCCGGAACACATCGCTCTGCTGCTCGGTTGATCTGATCGCAGAAATGTGACAACGTGACCGGGCGGGAAACTGCCCGGTCATTTTGCATTAGAAGGAAACAACAATGGACATTACTCAGATGCTTCCGGTTTACACTGTCCAGCGTGAAGATGGTGTAGTGTGTCGGATCAACCAGCGCGACTATGACCCTGCGATCCATACGATTGTGGATGGTGCAGCACAGCCCGCACCCGCACCCGCACCCGCACCCGCACCCGCACCCGCACCCGCACCCGCACCCGCAAGCGAGCCGGAACAGGCCGCTGTGACGCCATCGCTCGGTGTGAGCAAGATCGGTCGCAAGTTCTTCGTGGTCGATCTGGCAGACGGCAAACCGGTCGAACTGGACGGGATCGACGCGGAAGGCTATAAGAGCGACACGGACGCAATTGCCGCCGCTCAGAAGGTGATCGCAAATGCCTGATTTCTACGGCACCCATGCAGGCTATGACGCATACTGCGAAGCCCGCAACCATGACCACGGACCACACAACGAGGTAACGGTGCTTGCTGCCTTGCTCGTGGCGTCCGAATGGCTGGATGCGAAGTATCGCAGCGCGTTCCCCGGCCTGAAGGTCGGGCAGCGCGAGCAAGTGCGTGAATGGCCTCGCACGGGTGCTTTGGATTACTATGGGTATGCGGTCAGCAGTGAAGTCGTCCCGGTTGAAATCGAATACGCAACCTACGAGGCTGCGCACCGGGAAATCACTCTGGCTGGTTCATTGTCGGTCGATTACACGCCGTCAAAGTACAAGCGCGTGAGCGTTGACGGTGCTGTGAGCGTCGAATACAATGAGTTCGACAATGCGCGAGAAGCGCAGACTCAGTACAATGTGATTGACCAAATCCTTCAACCTATCTTGACCCGTTCATATGGGTCTAACTTGGTTGGGCGTTCGGCAAGGGGGTAGCCATCGGCCACCCCCTCATCATTTCATCAGATCGTGCGATAGACGCGGCACTGCGCACCGTCCGGGTCGGACTTCGCGTCAACGTCAAACACTTCGTACTTGATCTTGTACGTCTTGTCGGCGTTCTTGTGCCGACGATTTTCCTTCGATACAATCGGGTTGATCTGCTTGGCAGTCTTGTTCTTGATACCGAACGATGCACCAACTTCGGTCAAGATCGTGAAATCGTAGTGGCTGCGAAAACCACCGCGCTTCTTTTCGGGGATCGGCAGACTGGTCGTAACCGGAGTGACTTCCGGCGCAACACGAGTCTTGGTGGCGGTTGCAGCAACAACCGGGGTAACAGCCTTGGTAGCCATGTTTGTTTTCCTTCTTGTCTTAATGACCAGAACGCTGCTAAACACGTTTCAACGCATGGTCAATAGGATTTTTTCACGATGGCAAGTTTTTATGAAGAAATGCGCGCTGTTGCGTCTGATGTGATTAACCAGTTCAAGCAGGGTCGCGTCTATTACGTTGCACTGACGCACAGCGGCGGCACGGTGGACAATCCCGGCGAACCGACCGAGGTTGAGACGGAATTGCCCGCAGTGGTCCGTGGTGTGCAGTTCAAATATGTGGACGGCACCAACATTATCGGCAGCGACCAACAGTTGACCATGACGGCTGGTGGTGTGGTTCCGACCATCAACGGTTTCATCAAACTTGACGGTGTGCGGCACAAGATTGTAAGTGTCAGTGCGATCCCGCCCGCTGGTGACGCGGTGGCGTACCGTGTGATCTTCAGAAGGTAACACCGCAATGGCTCGCATCACATTTGAACAATTGCTGCGAGCCATGAGCGAGGAAGTGCGCGGTGCATTTGTCACGGCAATGGCACAAGTAGTCGATCAAGTCGTCCTGAACGAACTGATCGCCGCCATTGAAACAGGCGATGCACAGCGCACCTTTGAAATTCTCGGATTGAACGCCGCAGCACTGCGACCACTCACGGCAGCCGTTGAGTCTGCCTTTGAGCGAGCCGGTGCGTGGGTGTCGGACGGCTATCCGCGCATCAATGGCTACCCTATCTTTCGGTTCGATGTGCGCAACCCGGGAGCGGAGCGGTGGCTCAAGGACCATTCCAGCGGGTTTGTCACCCGGCTGACTGAGGAAGCCCGCACCAACGTCCGAGACGCATTGCAGCGAGGTATGGTGGCAGGTGTCAACCCTCGCACCACGGCGCTGAACATTGTCGGTCGTCTGGATCGCGCAACAGGTCAGCGTGTCGGTGGTCTGATCGGTTTGACGGTGCAGCAAGCCACATGGTCCGACAGGCTGCGCAACGCTCTGGAACAGCGTAGTGATCGCTATTTTAGCTATGAGTTGCGCGACAAGCGGTTTGATCGAACCGTGCAGAAGGCAATCCAGACCGGCAAACCCCTGCCGCGCGATGTGGTGGACAAACTGGTGCTGCGCTATCGGCAGAACGCATTGCGCTACCGTGGTGAACAGATCGCCCGCACCGAGTCAATCCAGTCATTCAACGTGGCTGAGTGGCAGTCTGTCAAGCAGGTTGTGGCGACAGGGCGGGTCAAGGAAAGCGATGTGACGCGGATTTGGGATAGTGCGGGGGATCGCCGTGTGCGCCCCTCGCACGCAGCTATGGACGGTCAGGTGCGAGGAATGGACGAACCATTTGTCGCACCGTCCGGTGCGCGCCTGATGCACCCCGGCGACTCATCGCTTGGCGCGGGTGGGCCAGAAGTCATCGCTTGCCGCTGCATCGCCCGCACCAACATCAATTGGTTGGGGGTCTGAAATGTTTGGACCACCCGCACCAGTCAATGACTCGTCCCGCAAGAAATACCAGAACATTCTGGCAAGTCGGAACTACGGTTTCGCCGGTCAGGTTGATAGCTGGGTCAACGAGTGCAAGGATCGACTTGGCAAGGTGATGCGCCAGAGCATTCAAGACACCATTGACGATGCGCAGACCGCTCGTGCCAAGGGTGGTCGGATGCCGGTTGACACTGGTTTCCTGCGAGCGTCTGGTAAGGCAAGCCTGACCGGGATGCCATACGGTGAGACGCGCGGTGAACGCAAAGAGCCGAACAGCTACCCGTCTGCCGAAATCTACTCGTCCGAACCGAGCGTAAACCTAGCCCTGTCACAATTTGATATTGGCATGGTTCTCTCGTTTGGGTGGACGGCAGAGTACGCACAGGTGCGGGAAGCATATGACGGCTTCCTGATCGGTGCTGTTCAAAACTGGCAGGATACGGTAAAGCGGAACGCTGAGAAGCTGAAGCGAGGCAGCAAATGAGCATTGAGAAACAAATCATCCAAGCGCTTCAGCAGAAAGTCATTGCGGCAGTAGCAGCATCGACAATTCCGACTCTGCCGATTAAGTTTCTTGGCGTTCCTTTCAACCCGCCTGACAACCAGAAATGGATCGAACTGGTGTTCATTCCGAACAACCGTTCGGATGCAACTTGGGGCGATGAGGAATACCATCGCGGAGTTATGCGAATCATCTTACATTGGCCAAATAACGGCAGTGGATCATACGCGCCGCTCGATTACATTGGTGCGATTGGCAACTCGTTTACTAAATCCAGCAAGATTAGTGGTTTGCTCACTGTATTGAATAAACCAAAATTAATGTCACCGATAGAAGCAGGGTTGGAAATACTCTACCCGCTTTCGGTCGAGTATTCGCTATTCGAGACTTGATTTAGGCGGTAAAACTGCTATAAAGCCATGACGCTAACCTAAGAGGTATGTGAAATGGCCGATACTCTTTCCGGTGCAAAACTTTATATTTGCTCCACTGCTCAGAACACTGATCTTAACGAAGCTGCTTTCAAAGCGCTGACGTATGTGCAGATCAAGGGTGTTGGTTCTCACGGTGAAACCGGCACCAACACCAACGTTGTCTCTTACGATACTTGGGATACCGAGTTTGTACAGAAGGCCAAGGGTACGTCCAACGCGGGCGATCCTGAAGTTGAACTGGCGCGCATCCCTGCCGATGCCGGTCAGGTCATCCTGCGTACCGCTGGCGACCACTTCAACAAGAACAACTATGCCTTCAAGATCGAACTGAATGACGCCCCCAGCGGCGGCACCCCGACCACGATTTTTAACCGTGGCATGGTCGCTGGGCCGCGCATTCCGTTCGGACGCAATGAAGATTTCATCACTGAAGTCTATACTCTGGCTCTGCAACAGCAGCAGATCATTGTGGACGCTGCCGCCTGATACGTCAACAGAAGGGAACTTTTAACATGGATATTAGCGACATTAAATATGTCGAAAAGGAAATTGAAATCATCCACCCGGCCACCAAAGAGCCGCTTGGTATTTTCATTAGCCTTATGTCGCCGGACGATGACCGGATGCTTCGTCTCAAAAAGCAGATCGGTGATAAGCGCGCTCAGATCGAATCGAAGGGCAAGTACCTCAAGACTGAGGAACTGATTCGGAACCGCCATATGGTCCTGTTCACGGCGATCACGGGCTGGCGCTGGGAAGGTGACGCAAAGTTCAAGGGTGAAAAGCCCGAACTGAACCAGAAAAATGCGTTTGAGATGTTCGAGGAACTGCCGTGGCTCGTCAACCAGATTGATGAGCAATTCAGTGAACTCGAAAGTTTTTTTACCGAGGTCAAAGCGAGTTAATTCAGGCCGTCAAGAACTATGTTCGTTACGATTACTTCGATGAGTCTGGTGAGACGAGACGAGAGAAATACGAACGACTTGCTCTTGACGGTGTGACTGACAAGGACGGAGCGCCGCTTGAAGCACCTGAAATCACGATACCAGACGAGTTCATCAAACTCTGGCAAGTGTTTTTCGATGTTGCTGCGTCAGTTGGTAAGGTTTCGGACGGTGTTTGCCGACCAACTCCACCGTCCGAATGGCTCGCTTGGAAGCAACTCACAGAAGCAGATTTTACCGGAGTTGAATTTGCGCTGTTGAGAAAAATGGACAGTGCTTTTTGCTCTGCAATGAACGCTGAAATTGAAGAACGCCGACAAAGAGAAAGTTCCAAGAAATGACCGACATTGCAAGGCTTGGCGCAGAATTTGACGGTCGTAGCCTTGAAACGGCTGTCAAGATTCTGGATAAGTTGTCGGTCGAAGCGGCGGCGGCAGAGGTTGCATCCAAGAAACTGGCACAAACGCAAACCTCTGCCTCTGCGGCAATCGCACGAGGCAACGCACAAGCAGCCTCGTCCGCTCTGAAGATCGCTCAGGCTTCTGGCAATGCCACGGCAGCAGAAATCAAGCAGCTTCGCGCTCAGAGTCAGAGTGCCGCAGCAGCCTATTCCGCCGCACAAGCACTTGACACACAGACCAGTGCCGCCCTGAAAGCAGCACAAGCAAATCTGTCACTTGCTGATGCGGCACAGAAGGTCGTCACCAGTCAGACCCTTGCGTCCGGTGGAACCGAGGCGTTCAACAATTCACTGCGCAGTATGGGGCAGACTGCTGGTCAGCAGCAGGCGAACATGACCAACATGGTTGCTCAGTTTCAGGACATTGGCGTGACCGCTGCGATGGGTATGAATCCCATGCTGATCGCGTTGCAGCAGGGTTCGCAAATGTCGCTGGTGTTCGCCAACGCTGCAATGCAAGCGGGTGGTCCGGGTGGTGCGGTGCGTCTCATGGGTCAGTCTCTACTCGGTCTGGTCAGCCCAATCAGTCTTGTTACGATTGGTCTGACTGCTGGTGTTGCATGGCTTATCCAATGGGCGATGAGCAGTGACAAGGCAGAAAAGCAAACTGATCGCTTTGGGCATACCATCAAAGATTTGACCGATAGCACTCACAAATACAATGAGGCGGCATCTGCACAGAAATTGGCAAGTTACTCACTTGCTGAAATCACGGACGAATTGAACCGACTCTCTGGTCGTTACACTGAAACGCTTGACCAGCAGGCTGCTGCGGCACTGACCGTTGCAAAGTCGAAGATTCAGGAAGCACAGGCATCGCTTATCAAGGCGGAAGCACTCGCTATTGAAAACAAGCAGATGGCGAAGAACTTTCAACTTTCGTCCAATGCCATGCGAATGGGCATTGGTGAACCGGGTGCGCGCTCTGCTGCCGGTGCTGCGGCTGCGCTCTCTGGTGCATTTCAGATCGCGGCAGACAACTCTGAAGGCGAGGTTGCGCGACTGAAAGCCCTCGTCGGTGAAGCATGGTCTGCGATGATGTTTCTGCGGATCGGTGGACCCGCTGGTAAAAAAGAACCAAAAACCCCTAAGTCTGGTGCCGGTCGCAGTTCTGGCGGCGGTGGGTCAGCATCTGAAAAGATGGGCAATGGTCTGTCTTTTGCAGAAGCATTCAAAGATGACACCGCTGCAATTGAAGAATTGAACAATGCTGTTAAAAAGTTTGATGATCTTGTCAAGAATGTCGGTGGTCAAAATGTCCCTCAGTGGCAAATGCGGATGGATGAATTGACCGCTGCTTTTGATGCTGCCCGACCCGGTGTTGCGGACCTGACAGCCGCAACCGTCGATTACCAGAATGCACTGCGTGAAATCGCAATGGGGCCGATTCAGGATGCAATTGACCGGCAGCAAGACTTGATCGACAAAGCGTCCGGTGTGGATGCTTCGATTGAAAAACTGCGGTTCCAGTTCATGCAGATGGCATACGCACAGTCAAACAGCACCCTCACCACCTTGCAACTCTTGGAAGCGCTCAACCAGTTCGACCAGAAAACGGCAGAACTGAAGGTCGCGGAACGCAATGAAGAAATCAGGCGCTCGTACGAGTCCATCGGCTCGTCCGTATCGGACGCATTCAAGGGGATGCTCACTGCCGGTCGGTCGTGGCGTGACGGCATGAAGGGCATCATCAATGCCGTGATCGACCAACTTTGGCAAATGTACGTGGTGCAGCAGATCGTTGGTTTGGTCAGCGGTGCGCTGGGTGGCGGCGGTGTCAAGGTCAGCGCAGCCAGCACCTTTGCCAGCATTGACGCGGCTGCAAACGTGGCCGGTGCTGGCATTGCAGGTGCCCGCGCCAAGGGTGGCCCGGTGGAACCGGGTAAAACCTATCTGGTTGGTGAGGAAGGGGCGGAACTGTTCACCCCGGATCGACACGGCCAGATTATCCCGTCCGGTCAGACCGCCAATGCGGGTAAGGCACCGATGGTCATCAATGTTGACGCTCGTGGTGCAACCGACCCGGCTGCTGTGCGCGCTCAGGTGCAGCAGGGCATCCTTGAAGCAGCCCCGGCAATCGTGGCGGCAGCAGAGGCACGAACCATCACCAGCATTTCTCGGCAGCGACTTGGGAGTAACGCACGATGACGACCATTACGCTCCCGGCGTTTCCTAAAACCCCGCCGCTACCGCTGCGTCTCAATCGACCCGCACAGGTCAACACTGCCGGATGGACAGGAAGGCGGCAAGTGCTGCCGTCTGGCAGGGGTTGGTGGGAGTGCAGTGTTTCGCTGACCCCAATTGTCGGGCGGGAGAACTTCAGGCCGTGGCAGACCTTCCTAATGCTCACGGACGGCCCTGTGAACGACTTTCGCGTCCCGGTGGACCCAGCCCCCCAAAGCAAGTTGCCAAATACCGTGTTGGTCAAGGGGGCGGGCCAAACCGGTACGTCTCTCATCACCGATGGGTGGCCTGCCAACAGCACCGTCCTGAAAGCAGGTATGTTCGTGACGGTGGTGGATCAACTCGTCCAACTAACGGCAAATGCTACAAGCAATGGTGCGGGTGAAGCAACTCTAACATTCAAACCAGCACTTCGCGTTGCACCCGGCGACAATACCGCTGTTGAATATAAAAACCCATATTGTCTGATGTTTCTCACTGAAGAACCGTCATGGTCGGTCGATCAGGGCTATATCTATAATATGTCGCTCAACTTGCGCGAGTCTTTCTAATGGTTGACAGCACGACGAAGGCAGCACTTGAAGCACCGGTAGTTTACTGGCGGGTGTTGCTGTACGCCGACTTTCTGGACGATGTGTTGCGTGTGACAAGTGGTTTGTACGACTTGACGCTGACCGGAACAGGTGACTCGGAATTGGACGGTCGGTACGACAGCTACAATCACGAAGTCATTGAAGTTGGTTCGGTCAAGCACAATGAAGCGGGTAGCGACACCGTAACTATTTCGATGAGCGGTTTGCTTGTTGGCACAGTGTTGCAAACTGACATTGACGGCAATTACATCTATGGTGTTGACGGCAGACCACTCACCGAAACCTCGTCCGACTTTCTCAATCTGATCGGGGATCGCGCACGGTGGCAAGGTCGCACGGCGCGACTCTGGTTCTATTGTGTTGATGAAAACGAGTCGCTGGTCGGTTCATATATTCCCTATTACACCGGGTACATGAATGATGTGTCGATTGACGGCGACCCGGAAAGTCAGCGGGTCACACTGTCAATTGAGAACTACCTCGTCAGCCTGTCCGGTGCGGCCAATAAAACCTATCTGATGCAGCCGGTGTTCGATCCAGACGACTTGTCCGGCAATGCGACCGTTGCGGCAGGGAACGGTCTGCAAAGTGCTGGCGGATATGGTGCCGGGGGAGGTGGTGGCGGTGCGTCGATCTGGACCGACCGCATGTACACGAAGGAGCGATAATGGATTGGGAAACTCGCCTGTCAGAACACATCGAAGCGCACCGCACTGCCGCGTTTGAATGGGGTCGGTGCGACTGCTGCACGTTCAGCATGGGTGCGATTCAAGCGATGACCGGTGTGGACCACATGAGCGAGTTTCGCGGCCACTACTCGTCCGAATTAGGCAGTCTGCGGGCCTTGAAGCGTATTGGTGCTGGTAGCTTGGAATCCACCCTAGACGACAAATTCACCCCCGCCCCGATTGCCCGTGCTCGCAGGGGCGATCTGGCTTTCTTCGCTGGGTGTGTTGGTGTAGTAATGGGTGACTTCGCTTGGTTCATGGCGGAAGATGGTCTTGAGAAGGTTCCGCGTCGAATGTGGGACAAAGCGTGGGCGGTGCAGAATGGGTAAAATTCTCAAGATCATCGGGTTTGTCGCACTTGCCGTTTTTGCTGCACCCCTGACCGGTGCCGTTCTCGGTGCAGCCGCAGCAGCCAGCGCGACAGGTCTTGCAATTACGAACGCACTTGTCGCAATCGGCATTGCTGGTGCTCTGTCTGGCGCTGCAAGCCTGTTGCTCGGCCCCAAAACCCCCCAAACCCAACTGTCTCGACTCAATGTGTCGCTTGACGTTGGGGCACCGCGCAAGGCTGTGTTCGGCACCACTGCGATGAATCTCGACCTTCGATACCATGAATCGAGTGGTACGAATCAGGAATACATTGACTATATCATTTGTGTGGCAGCGCACAAGGTTAAGTCGATTGATGAGATTTATTTCGAGGAAAAACTCGCATGGTCCGCTTCAGGCGGTGTGACCGCAACATACACTGGTTATCTCACTGTTGCCACCGTGTTGGAAGGCAACAGCAGCAACACCATCAGCATCAACGGTGGAACAAAGTGGGGCAGCGGTTGCAGGTTGACCGGGTGTGCTTATGTGCATGTTCGCATCAAGCGCACTGGCAATGACAAGAAAACGGAAAGCCCGCTTGTCAACGGGATGCCGGGTCGCGTTACCATTATTGGCGAGGGTGCATACCTGTACGACCCCCGACTGGACAGCACTGTTCCGGGTGGTTCAGGATCGCACCGTGCGGACGACCAAACCACTTGGGGAACGTACACCGACCCTGACGACTGTGACAATCTGGCACTCTCGCTGCTCTGGTGGCTGCTGGGTTGGAAGATCAACGGGAAACTGTCAATCGGTGCAGGTGTGCCGCCTGAGCGCATCGACATGGAGAGTTTCATCACGGCTGCAAACATCTGTGATGAAGATATTACACTTGCAATCGGCGGGACACAAAAGCGCTATCGCGGCAGCGGTACAGCGTCCGATGCGGACGGTCGGATCGACATTTGCAACGTGTTCCTCTCCTGCATGAACGGGACGCTTCGTGACAATAACGGTAAATTGTCGCTGACTGTTATGAAGAATGATCTTGCCGACTATGAATTGTCGTTCACCGATGACGACATTATTGGCAAGTTTGAATGGAATCAGACGCGCGGTCTGACCGATACGTACAACATTGCACGGGGTCGCTACGTTGATCCGTCAACCAATAGTCTATACCAGATGGTCGACTATCCAGAGGTTCGGATCGACTCTCTGGACGGGATTGAGCGTGTCACGACGATCAACCTGCCGTATGTTGAGGATGGTCGGCGCGCACAGCGCATCGCCAAGCAAGTCCTTCAGCGCAACCAGTATCGCGGCACCTTTAGTGCGGTGTTCTTGACCAAGGCGCTGGGTTGCTCTGTTGGTGATGTGGTGCGCCTGTCCTTTAGCGCGCTCGGTTGGTCGAACAAACTATTTCGAGTCATCAGTCAGGAAATCCGCTTCGACGGTTTAGTTCCGATGACTCTGGTGGAGGAAAACGCAGCCATCTACGCATGGGATGCAGAGGATAGTGCACCGGTTACACCAACCGCTCCGACAATTTACAACCCTCTGAATAACCCGTTCATCCTTGGTATCTCGCAGGTTGGTGCGCGCCACGAACCGGGCGATACGTCCATTGCATTCACGGCCAACTATGCTGGGGTGCTAGATGGTGGGCAACTACCTAAGAACATTGCATTCAAGCGCTTGCAGATCACGGACGATGTAACCACGAGCGCCACATGGGCAATTGACAGTCAGGGCGGCATCACGGGCGGCGTAGTGACTGTCACGAACGGTATTGTGACAATTCCAAGCGGTGTTTCAATCCCTGCCGCCACTGAAATAACCGTCTCGTCCGACTATGACGGGCTTGTGATTGTCAGCCGGATCGCAGTGTCGCGCAGCAATGGCGCGGCTCCTCCGGGCAGCAGCGGCGGCACGACCGTCAGTGACAGCACGTTTGCGAGTGTGAGCGGGACGAGCCTGACTGCAATTTCCGACCTGATGACCGTCAAGACCGGCACGGGTGGACAGCTTGACTTTACAGCACCCTTGTCGATCTACGCACCTGCCGCCTCGCCTGACGGCATCTTTGGGGCAATTGGGCAATGGCGCTATCGCCCCGTGTCTGGCTCGTTCTCTGATGCCGGAACACAGGCGGATGAAATCTTTGCCGCAACGGTTGAGTTGGAAACCGGCAACTACTTTGCCAGTGCTGGATACATTGACGTTAGTGCAACCGTCACCGGGCTGAGTGCGAGCACTGACTACGAAGTCCAGTTATTTGCGGCGCGAGACGGGTCAAGCCCGACAAAAACGATCAGTTTTGGCGGGACGGCTTCCGTTACGGGGTCATAAGTGATATGGAGTGTGTCATGAACCAGACCGTTTTCTTTGACCGACTACGCAAGGGACTGCTTGGCCCGAAACTGGACAATGATGAGGTCAGTGGGTGTGGCGCAATTCTCGACGCTATGGCAGGCGCACCGCTTGCATGGTGCGCTTATGCTTTGGCAACTGCGTACCATGAAACAGCGCATACAATGCAACCGATCAAGGAACATGGCGGTCCCGCATACTTGCGGCGAATGTACGATGTTACGGGGAACCGCCCGTCCCTCGCACGGCAAATGGGCAACACCACTGCTGGTGATGGGGCAATGTACGCAGGGCGTGGTTATGTCCAGCTAACTTGGAAATCCAACTATCATCGCGCCGGTATTAAACTTGGTTATCCGCTGGTTGGCAACCCTGATCTTGCAATGCGCCCCGATATTGCTGCACAGATCATGCGACAAGGCATGACTGAGGGTTGGTTCACTGGCAAGGCATTTGACCATTTCTTGTCTGAAAGCAAACCGGCAAGCAGGCTCGATTTTATCAATGCTCGCCGGATCATTAACGGCAGTGACAAAGCCAGCATGATTGCTGATTATGCGATGCAATTTCAGGACGCACTGATTGCGGCAGGATGGGAATGATGGCATTCACTTGGAACATTACGCACAACAGCCGCCATACCCCTTGGGGCGGGGCCACTGGCGATGCGGATATGGTTTACCTCGGCGTGGATTGGTCGGCTGCGACTTTCCGCTTTACGCTTGCGCCCCTGCCCGGTTCTGCCGCGCTTATCACGCTGACTAACGCTGGGGCTGGAACGCAGGGCATTAGCGCCACTTATGATCCTGACTATATCGACGATGTGACTGGTCTGGTTGTTGGCGCGACGATTATCCGCCCGCAAATTGACGAAACCACGTTTGAGGCGCTGACTTGGGGCGCGACTGATGAACCGCTCGTCCTGTACCACGACATGATTGTCACGCCGTCTGGTGAACCGCAGCGGGTTTGGTTTGACGGCACGTTTACCATTCTTTCCGGGGTTGGCGACTAATGGCTGCTATCATTGTCAGGCTTGGCGAGAATACGCTGCTGGCGGCTGCATATGCTGCGGCTGCGGCTCAAAGCGCGGAGGATGCTGCTGCGGCTGCTGGCGCTGCCGAGTGGGGTGACATTACCGGCACATTGTCCGATCAAACTGACTTGCAGGCAGCGCTTGATGGAAAGCAGCCGCTCGCAACGGTTCTGACGAACACGACCGCCAGCTTCACGACCGCGCAGGAAAGCAAGTTGGCTGGCATTGCGGCAGGGGCAACTGCGAATAGCAGCGATGCGACATTGCTCAATCGCGCCAACCATACCGGAACGCAGGCAGCTGCAACAATCACCGGGCTGGCAACCGTAGCCACCAGCGGCAGCGCTGCGGACTTGACCGGCAACTTGGCTGTTGCGCGGCTTAACGGTGGAACGGACGCCAGCGCGGGGACGTTCTGGCGTGGCGATGGCACATGGGTGCGGGCATCGGGATGGACGCAAATCGGTAGCGTCTCGCCAAGCGGCAGTGCGGCGGCCACATTTACCAGCATTCCGGCAGGATACAATGAACTGCGGCTTCGTATTGATGGGTTGAGTCATGGTTATGGTTTTAACGCCAGTTTCCTTTTCGCTATATCAAATGACAACGGCAGTACTTGGACTTCAACCACTGCTGCGGCCAATGCCACCGCTGCAAACGTCTATTTTGGCGAAATCTCTGTTAGGGGTGCAAGCAATGCTTACGGCATGATTATGCTTGCATTGACCAACTCTGCAACACCGGGAATTTCGCAGAATGCGGCCTTCCAAAACCTTGCTTTTACTTTGCCGTCCGCGATTAACGCGATTCGCCTTACGGTCAACGCGGGCAATTTTGACGCTGGAACCGTTATCTTGGAGGGCCGCTAATGCCTGTCTTTGATTGTAGCACTGGCGAGGTTCGGCCAGAAACTGAAGCGGAAATCTTGGCGCGCCAGCCATCGCTGGAGCAAGTCAAGGCCGACGCCATTGATGGCCTAAAGAATGGCCGCGACTTGGCTGTTAGTGCCGCCCTTTCACTTGCGGATGGCGAGTATGCCCCCGCCGATTTCAGCGACCGCGTTGCAAACCACACGGCGCTTTGCCATGAAGTTTATCAGGGGTTTCGCAGCGCTGTATTGATTGCCAGCAGCCGCGATGATGTGAATACAGTCATTGCCGGTGTGGAATGGCCTATTATGGATATTGAGCCATGACTTTGTTTATCGCGCAAGACGTTGACAGCACGTTTGTTATTCGTCCCGGTGAGAATACCTTGCAGGCGGCGGCTAGTGCGATTGCCGCTGAAACTGCGCAAGCCGCTGCCGAAACCGCCCGCGATGAAGCCATTGCTGCGCCGCTGCAACCGACCATCACCGCGCTTGGGCAAGCCACGGGTAGTGGCATTGAAAGCCTCACCGACGCGCTGGCCTATGTTGAAAGCGGCGTTTCGCTCGACTGGCCCAACGGATACTTCCGCTCCAGCACCAGCCAAGCATCTAGCTTCACCGCGCTAGGCATCGCCACAGCAACGCAGGCCAGCAATACATGGTGGCGGGATGCAACCGGCAAGATCATTAAGTTCGCGCCGAACACGGTTCGCCAGACTGGCCGGGGCCTGATGGTCGAAGCTGCGGCGGTCAACGCGCTGGGCAGCGACCCGTTTTCCACCACTGGCGGGACGGGCGCGGCAACGGTTGTAACCGGCGTGACGGCCCCTGACGGGACGACCACGGCTGTCACCCTGACCGATAGCAGCGCCGTGGCAACGCAGACTTGGCAGAAAACCTATTCGTTCACCATCAGCGCGGGTGCGTGGGTTGCCGGGTTCTTTGTCAAGAAGCCGGGTTCGAGCGGGCAGGGTGCGGCCTTCCGCGTTCAGTATGAGGGCGTGAACGCCAATCAGAGCCAGATGATCCGGTTCGATCCGTTCAGCGGTGCATACGCGGTGCAGGGCGGCGGTACGGCGGTGGTCGAGACGGTCAAGGATCAGTCGGGCAACGACTGGTACTGGATCAAGCCGCCCGCCTACACGATCAACGCGCACAACGCGGTGCAGATTGCATTCTGGCCAGCGATTGCCCCGACGCACGGGGGCGGGGACAACGTCAGCGCAACGGGTTCGATCACGGTCTGGTTTCCGCAAGTGCAGTCCGGTTCGACGCTTTCTGAGCCGTTTGTCGGGACACGCGCAGCAGACAGCATCGCATTCACGCTGCCTGCCGGTGCGACGACCGACCAGGTGAAGGTGACGTATGGCACCGCTGGCACGGTTGCGACCCTCGCCCGCTCTGCACTGGCGAACCCGCTGATTTTCAACCCCGGCACGGACGGCAGCGGCGCATGGAAGGGGCAGGCGATCACGAAGGTCGAACTGATTCCGGCCAGCGCCAGCACCGCGCAAACCGTGGGCGCGATCAAGCGGGCCGTGCGGGAATATGGCCTCTATCCCCGCCCGACTGGCGCGCTGGCGGCGAACGACACGCCGACCTTGACGCTGGGTAGTGCTGGTGCGGCATCGGCCATCAACGGGCTGGCGGCGGGCAGTGAACCGGCTGTGACGCGCACGGATACCAAGATCAGCTATGTTTCAGGCGTCCCGATGCTGCGCGGGGCCACCTATCCGAATAACCGCCTGTTCACTTCGCGCGGGGCTTATTACGGCGCGGCGGACGGCATCGGCACTCCGCTGCGTGGTTCCAGCTATTTCGCCTATGAGGCTGTCCATACCGGGACGCAGTTCGAAATCCCGCTGTTTGGCGCGGGCGGTTCGGGCGTCAACGTGCGGGTGCTGGTCAACGGCTGCATTGGCGGCACCGCGACTGTTCCGAACAGCACCGGCAGCTTCTACTATCTTCGGGTTGTATTCCCGGCCAGCGGAACGCGCACGATCCGGGTCGAGACGGCGGGCGTTCCCTGCAACGGCTTTCATGCCGCCAGCGCCAGCGAGTTTGCCAGCGTCGGGCGCGATTATCCGCTGGTTACGGTTATCGGGGACAGCTTTGCGGAAGGCACGGGGTCCGAGACGGGCGACATTGAAAGCGTGGTCGCGGCCCGCGCGCTGGGCTTCAACGTGGCGCTGGCTGCGGTGGGTTCGACCGGTCTGATTAACGCAGGCGGGAACAACACGTCTGGCTATCCTAAGGTCGCGTGGACCGACGCGAACCGACTGACGGACCTTACCCTGTCTGGCGTTACCAGTGCGCAGACCGGCGCGGCGGTTTCCCCGGCTATGGGTGTGGTGTTTGCCAGCGTGAACGATGAAAGCGTATCGGCGGGAACCTGGGGGGCGTTCGGTGCAACGCTGACCGATGCAATTCAGAACCGTGCGGACGTTCTGATTGACGCATGGCTGGCAGCGCATCCGGGCAAGCCGCTGGTGTTCTTTGGCCCGCTGTGGCCGAGCGGTCTGCCCGACAACCGCCCGACCCTGAACATCTATCGCATCCGCGACGGGGTGCAGCGCGCTTGCTGGGGGCGGGGCAGTCAGAACGTCCACTTCATCGACCGCTTTGCCTTCCCGCGCCGCGAGGGTGTTTACACCACCACGACCGATCAAGCCTACCTCTACACCGGGGGCGCGACCGGCACGGACGCAACGCACCCGACGCCAGCGGGGCATCGCTTCGACGGACTGACCGATGCCGATGCGCTGCGCCAGCTAATCCTCTCCACGTTCGCTTAACCCAAGAAGGAAATTGACCTGTGACCCAAGCAGAAAAACGCGCATGGCTCTATGGTCTGGCATGGGTGGGCGGGGGTATAGCGGCAGGCGCATTTGCTGTCTGGCTAGTAACTCTCATTCGGTGGGATTGGCCTGCCGACCGCGCTGAACAGCAACTTACGATCCTTGGCAATGCACTGACTGGTATGATCGCACTGATGGCACTTGTGACCCTTGGCTTGTCTATGCGCAATGCCATTCGCAACATCAAAGGCTCTGCCGGAGGTGCGTCATTTGAGGCGAATGGCAATGCTCCCGATTCCGAATAGCTGGCTCATCGGCGGCGCGCTAGGTGTGACAGTGCTGGGATTTGCAGCAGGGTGGCAGGTCCGGTCATGGCGCTGTGATGCAGCATTGCGCGACTATGAACATGCCGTACAGGCAGAGATGGACAAGCGGCAGCACCGGTATGACGCTATGTCGGCACAATATGAAGCGGAACGAACCAATGGGCAACAGCAACACACTGCGCGGGTGGATCGCATCAACACGATTTACAAAGATCGCATCATTCCTGCTGATTGCGCTGTTCCTGATGATGTGCGCGGGTTGCTCGTCGAAGCCGTCACCAGCGCAAACACCGACGCTTCCGGCAAATCTGGCAGCACCTTGCCCACCGCTACCCCAGCCACCGTCCCCGCTGATTGATCCGGCGCGCACGATTTGGGAGGCAACCCTGATCGCCTTGTACGGTGACTGTGCGCGCCGACACATTCGGACGGTTGAGTCGGTCAGTCAATAATCAGCTTGCGCGCTTCGTTGATATACCAATCCCGATTCAGGTTGGACCAATCGAACTCGTCAGCATTGTTGCAGATTGCCACGGTGTGACCGGCTTGGACCGCCGTGCGGCGCGTCTCATAGCGGCTGCGGTTGCCGGTGTGGATGCGAGCGTCCCATTGCCCCTCAGGGAGCGTTGACAGCACTGAATGATACTCGTGGTCGGTCAAGCCGTTCTTGCGCTTGTACGCCCCCTCAGGGCCGCTCGGTGGGCGCATGATAGCCAGCGGCTTCCCATCCTTGGCGATGTAGTACCGGGTGATACGCTGTTGCTGCTCGTCACCCCATAGCATCTGGTCCGCTCTACCGCATTTGGCGCGCAGCATGAAGTCGAACGGGTCCGTGTGAGCATTGACGTAGGTTGCCGGGTCGATCCCGTGAACTATAGCGGCCACTGCGGCTCGCTGGACCACATAGCAGGAATGATCCTTGTGCCATGCGGACGGCTGCTGCTCGTTGATGCTGTCATGGTAGCGCATTGGGTCGGGATGCCAGTATGCACCCTTCATCTTGAGCGATCCATCCGGTGACTCGGCAACATAGCTACCAACGTCCCGAATCCACATTCGAGAATACGAAGCATCTTCCAACACCAATAGGGTGTATTGCTCCCATTGCTTTTCAATTTGCTTCGCTTGCTCCAAGTGGTCACGGTGAATATAATACGTGATACCATCAGTGTTAATCTGGATCATGCGCAGTGTTGGCACAGCCAGCAGCCATTCAGCAAGCATACTCAATAGCAATTGCCCATTGACAGTCACCTGCATGGTATAGCGCGCGTCGAGCAACACGCTGAACTGGTCATTGGTTTTACCATACGCACCGTTCGCAGCGAGTTTCAGACTGTTAGCCTCTTGGCATTTCTTGCCTTTGCGCTGTTGCCATTCCTTGCGTTCGGTCGGGATGGTTGAATATGCCGCTGTGAAAGCCTCACCAAGATGTTCCGGTGCCATGCGATTGACGATCCCGATAGACGGATACAGCGAGGCAACGTCAATATCACGGATGAGCCACTCGTCCGTGGCGATAATCTTCTCACGGTGGCGCGATCCATGAATCCCGCCAAGCCCGTAGCAGAAGTCAAACCCGTCAATCGTGGCCTTCAGGTTGTTGAACACACCCTTGGTTACGATCCGATCCGATCCATTAAACTCGTCCGGGGTAAGCGTCTGCTGCTTCAGATAGTCCAGCACCCGGTTAAATTCGGGATGGTGGAACCGGACATAGGGAAAGATGATTTCGGACAGTGCGATCTGATTGCGCACCGTCTGGCGCTTCTCACGCCGACCAGTCGGGCCACGCCGGTAGCAAATGTCCGATCCGATACGTTTGATGAGCATCTCCTCACCGATCTTGGTATCGTTCCAGTTCATCACATCAACGCCGAACTGGTCGATCATGCCAATGCGGAAATCCAGAGCGGACTTGCACACATGGGCGAATTGCTTGGTCTGCCCAGTGTCATGCTTGTTGTACGGGATGACGATCTGGTCTGCTTGTTGCTGTGTGATAGGTTGACCAAACGGGACTTCTGACTCAACAATCGACGCCGACCGCATTGCAAACTGCAACGCCTTCAGGCTGGTCGATTTGGCTTTATTGTCAAAATGGTTAATTTTGAACAAGTCGATCTGTGGTGCAAACCGATCACTGGCCCACACGGTATGCGCGAACCGATCATTACCAAAAATGATGGATTGGTTCTTCTCGTACAGACCGGCAAAACCGGTCGTTGGGTTACAATAGAAGTGGTGCAACATCGGATAGTCATAGCCGACATTGTTAAACCCGATCATCGGTGTCTGCGTCTGTTCAAACCAGCGCAACCATTGGACGAGTTCGGCGCTGTCGTCGCGCCACGGAGCAATTACAAACGTAACGTCCGCATCGGAATTGAGAGCCACTGCATTGAGCGAAAAAAAGTTGGGAAACGATTCAAGGTCGTAAACAACGGCGTTCTCAAGGTTCACAGCATCACTCCAAAAAATACAGCGTTGTGGACCATTCGCGCCCTACTATGACACCCCGATCCTGCGAACGCTCGAAACCGTGTCGGCTGGTCCACCTTCGCACCCGCCGCTGCTGTCGAGTGGGGAAAGGAGGCAGGTGGGGTAACTTAAAATTTAATACAGTCGTTGAGCCAGTTATTCAACGGACACGGTGCGCCGTGAAGCGCACCGCACCGCTGGCAGGTATTATCGCCCCGGCATCTGTCCCGGCATCTGACCCGGCATACCGGGCATCTGCCCCGGCATCCCTGCCGGTGCCATACCGGGCATCTGACCGGGCGCACCGTTCACAAAGTCATGGGCCGGTGCAGGCATTTGCCCCATTGCCGGTGCTGCCATACCGGGCATCCCTGCCGGTGCTGCCATACCGGGCATCCCTGCCGGTGCTGCCATACCGGGCATCGTGCCAGTTCCCGGCATTGCCGCATTGCCCATCGTCACTTGCGGCTCAGTCGTCGCACCAGCGGGCAACTGATACTGCTTACCACCGAACACAGCGTTCGGGTCCACACCACCCTGACCGACAATCTCCGCCCCGTAGGCGACCAGTTCAAGCGCCTGCGGGTTGATATACAGACCCGGTGTGTGCGTTGCATTGGCAGGGACATTGCACTTGAGGGTGAGTGCCAATGCAACATAGTCGCCGCACTTGATGCCTTCGGGCGGAACCTGCACGTATGCGCCGTTCTGCTGCTTATACACGGGCGGTGCGAACGCTTCGGTCGAGATGGCAAGGACGATACAGCCTGCATAGCCGTCACGCAGCGAATAGGGCTGACCACGATTGTCAACACTGTCACCGTCCACGTACTTCCACGAGAAGTTGCGCGGAACGCCGTTCGGATAGCCGGTGGCAGCTTCCTGAGCCATTGCAGGCCAGATCACTGACTGAAAATGATCCTTGGGAAAAGCGACCCCAAATGACCACTGCTGGACCGGATGACCGTCCTTGATGACCACTTCATTGCCGCCAGTCTGCGGGTTCTTCTGCGTCTTTGGCTTGGACTTGGCGGGATGACCCCATACAATCCGACCCGGAACCAAACCGGTGTGAATTTCAATAGCCATTGTTATTTAACTCCGCTGTTAAGCAATTTGCGCGCCGCCGCATCTGGATCAATCCGAACGAGTCGCGGCGCGGTATCTGGACGTTCGGTGATAGCATCAATCACAAGTTGTGCAATGCCTGCATTTTTCAATTCGGTAATGCTAGGTATTGCTCGCTTGGTCATATCGCGGCCCGTCAAAGCGTTGATGTGGTCAAGCGTGATCCCTTTCTTGATTCTGGTCTGGCCTTTTTGGCGATCCAGAGTGTAACCCGGCATGACCCGACCGGTTTCAATGCGGTGCTGCATCAGTTCCTTCAGCGCCTTTACCCGTTGTTCAATCACATCAGCAGCATGAACCATTGTGGTATATTGCTGACTAAGAGCCTCGTCATCCAGCACATCGCTGAACACGCTGTCAAGTACAACATCGACCGCATTGTAAGATGCGGACGCATTGGCAGGGCAGTATGCCAGAGCGGGACACTTGCGGCAGTTCGGCCCGGTTGCGAGCATTTCTGTCGGGTTGGACAGGTGGGCCGTGATCCGGGCGTGATAGTGCAGCAGTTTGTCATAGTCGAACGTCACGCTGCGGGTTGTACCGAGCGGATGATGTGCGCGGGGTTGGACAATGGTGAGCCTGACCTGCTGTGGAACCAGACCAGTCAGCAAAACGTAGCCGACCGCGTGACTGATAAGTGTCCAATTGTCACCCGGTTCAACCGGTCGGTAGCCGTATTTGAAGTCAGTGACCTCCATCACAGCCTCCGAGTGACCAATGTGGTCCGCTCGTCCATTGATCTGGAACCGGTCAGGGTCGCCCCAACTTGTCACTGTTTCAAATTCGCCCGGTAGCAACCTGTCCAGATATGCACAGACATGAGCCACCATGTCCACACCGACAAACACACCGTTATATGCGGTAACACCGACACAATTGCTGCGATCTAGCCGACCCTCGGCAATCTCTTGGGCCAACCAGTGCGCCGCATTCCCTTCATCTCGCAGCGTTGTGTCGGTGTCTGGCAGAATCGGCGCTCGCTCCACCAACCGCGAACCGATGCACTGCATCAAACGCGGCAGGGTTGTTGCATCGGTTACAATCATTGTCAGGCTTTCCCGTCACGGACCATTGCGGAATAGGCATACTGCACCGCATGGGGTAGAGCGGCCATGTCGGTGAACGACTGCATCTGTGTCCCAAGCTGGCCGTTGATCTCAGCGACCAACCCAACCAGATAGTCCGGGTTCATCGTGTTATTCGCCATGCGCGTTCCGACAATCCCCATCACGGTATGGAAATCGACCGTCTGTGCCGGTGTCGGTGCGGGTGCAGCGACCGGGACGGGAGTCGGCTCACTTGCTACATTGACGGCATCGGCCACCACGGGTGCCGTGGCGACATACTCGTAGTTCTGGTCGTTTCCCTCATCGTCATCGTTGACAACCGGCATCGGCATGACCGGGACAGGTTGGACAGGGGTGGGTGCAGTCACAGGCGCAACCGGCGCAGCAGCCACGGGTGCAAGCTGCGCGGGCTGACCATATCGCGCGCGCAATTCCGCTTCCACGGCATTGTACACCGCATCGTCCACATTACGCCGCTTGCGCCACTTGCCGTCATTGGTCGTGCCGCGCTGTGCACTGTGAATACGCTCATCCCATGCCAGACCGCTGCTGTCGAACTCCGGTTCACCCGGTACAGTCGGAGCGACTGCACTGACTTCAGGCATGACCGGGGTTTCCACAGTCTGCACGGGTGCTACTGTGAGTGGAAGTTCGATCTGGTCATCTGGCTCAGCAGTGGCAACCGCCGCTGTCTGACCGTCCAACAGGGACAGGACGCGCGCCAGAGTGGCAGCACTTCCCGTGATGGTGAGAGTGATATTCATTGTTGCGAATCTCCAAAACCGCTAATCGGTGTCAGGTTGATAGAACGCTCTTGACCAAGCGGCAAGCCCCTTTATAGACCACATGGTAAGATTTTATCGGAGCGATCCATGATTGAGCATACGATACCCTGTGAAACCTTTGCGCGCCTGAGCAATTTGTTGAAATACAACCCGATTGACGACCCGTGGTGCAATAGTATCAGGCTTGAGGGTGGGTATGCAATCGCCACCAATCGCTTCTATATTGTGGTCGAGAAGATTGATTGCGCGAATCATGATGTACTACATATTCCGCTTGATCCGCAGTTGATCGAAGTGTGCCGCTCCGAGTCGGCGTATCACAGCAAGCTGCATATCGCAGCAGTTCCCGCCATGAAGTATGCCTCCTGCAAATCCAGCATGGGTTATACGCATGGCGGGAATGCTGGATTGTGGCTCGACACTGAAAACCGGGTCGATGCGTGGCGCTCTAAAATCCCGACCAGTCTGCCGAAAAAGACAACTGGCAGCATGTATCTGGAATTGGACGGTGTGAAGGCGCTGCTCGAAACAGCCCCGTCCGGTCGAATCGCTTTTCAGGACTATATTGATTGGTCGCAGCCTGTCGTGGTCAATGATGTTGTGGACGGTAATTGGTTCGCAGTGTTCCACATTCGCAAGCAGCAAGATTTGCACAATGCGGCCCGTGTGCCGGGGTGGTTCAAGTGAGTCGGATCGGCAATGGACAATTCCTATTGGGTGACTGCTTTGACCTGATGCGGTCAATCCCTGACGGGTCGGTGGATATGGTCTTATGTGATCTGCCGTATGGAACGACTCAAAACAAATGGGATTCGGTTTTACCATTTGAGCAACTTTGGAAAGAGTATTGGCGAGTTTGCAAACCGAATGCGGCTGTTGTTTTGACGGCACAGCCACCGTTTGACAAGATGCTTGGTGCATCACAGATTGATGCACTCAAGTACGAATGGATTTGGGAAAAACCAAAGGCTACTGGTCATCTGAATGCAAAAAAGCAGCCAATGAAAGCACATGAGAATGTGTTGGTTTTTTATCGTCAACAATGTGTTTATAATCCGCAAAAAACAGAAGGTGACAAACCTCGCAAACCGGCAAAAGGGAAATCAAACGGCAGAAACTATGGCAGTTACGGTGTCGAACGAGAAGGTTCTTCGGACGGCTCTCGCTACCCCCGGTCTGTCGTCCAGTTCCCTCATATACATGACCCAATCCACCCGACCCAAAAACCTGTCGCGCTGTTTGAGTACCTTATCAACACCTACACTAATCCCGGTGATCTGGTGCTTGATAATTGTGCAGGTTCCGGCACGACTGCTGTTGCTGCTGAACGGACTGGACGGTGCTGGATTTGCATGGAAAAGCAACCCGAATACTACTACCCGGCAGTCGGTCGGCTTTGGAAGGAATGTTTGTTATGACCGGTCTATACGCAGGTGTCGGCAACCGCAAAGCACCGTCCGATGTGCTGGACCTTATCAAAGTCTATGCAACCGTGATGCGGCTCAAAGGGTACACCTTGCGCAGCGGCGGTGCGGTTGGGCCGGATAAGCATTTTCAGCATTATGCTGGTCTGAAGAAAGAAATCATTTGGGCGCTTGAGTCGCATCGCTATCCGGCATGGTACGAGATGGCCGAACAATACCACGGCGGTTGGCACAATTGCGACGATGACGCGCGCCGGTTCTTGGCTCGGAACTGTGCGATTGTGCTGGGGTATGATCTTGCCACCCCGGTCGAATTTGTCATAGCGTGGACTCCCGGTGGTGCTGTCACGGGTGGGACAGGTCATACGATTCGCATTGCCCGCGCACATGATATTCCGGTGTACAACCTTGCCAGTCGGGCAGACTGTGCCGAACTTGAGGAGCGGATATTTTGACCCCCGACATTTGCCTCGTCAAACACGATCCACCCAACAGCTACGGTGATTGCGTCCGAGCCTGTGTGGCTTCCATGCTGGACAAGCGCACCGCCGATGTGCCGCATTTTGCCCATGACGGACCAGACGGTGACACGCTGCGTCGGAGACTGTCTGACTGGCTGGATGCGGCACCTTGCTGGATCGGTCTGCCGGGGTCACTGGATGAGGTGCAGGAGTTTATGCGGACGGTCAATCCGGGTGTCTGGTACATGCTCATCAGTGCGGACCATGCGGTTGTCTGCCGCGACGGCACGGTTCAACATGACCCCGCATGGGTGCGTGTTGCACTCGTGCCACCTGCGGATGGTGTCTGGTATCTCATGGTGTTGACTGTATGACTCTGCACAATTGTAACGCACTTGACCTGATGCGATCCATG